GACCACCAACTGGCTCTATCTGTGTTTCTTGTGGGTTTGATACTTCAACATCAATTCCACCTTTTAAAAGACCATCAGGTTGAGTAAATTGAGAATGATCTACTAAATTTCCATACTTTGATCGTGAAGAATTTTTAGTTTTTAACACTGCTCCACCTTTAGCCATGGGTTTTCTAGACATATCCGCTTCAGAAAGTGCAATTGCAATCGCTTGTTTAGGATTTTTTACTTTTTTAGAAGACTTACCAATGTTGAGTTCTCCTTTTTTGAACTCTCGCATTACTTTAGCAACCTTTTTTTGTCCATTTTCTGTTTTCATAGTTTATTTATACCTTATTTTTTGGTTTTTGTAACCTATTTTCCATTTGTTTCAATTGGCTGGCTACAACTGTCTTTCCAATTGATGTGCTAGCTCTTAATTGAGCTAATTCTTCATTTTGCTTCAGTTTTTTATCCTGTGTTCTTTGATCCATCATAGCTCTCATTTTGTCTAGGTTAAGCCTTTCATTACCTTCTTGCTCTTTTCTACTATTTTCTTGAGCCCTTAAGTCAAGTTCTCTAGCTCTAAGCATTGTTATTGGATCTCCATTAAACATGGAGTTTATTTGATTTTCTTCCTTTATAAATTCTTCAGTCATATCAGCTATTAATTGAGCTTTTCTAGATTCAATTTTATCTTTCATCATTTTTACCTGTGGATTTTGTTCAAGGTTTTGTTGTTCAACTGCAGATATTTGCTGCATTTCTTGTCCAAACTCTAATTCAACTTGTTCTTGAGCCATAATTGATATGTGTTCAAAAATATTTTTTTCTAAAGAAGCAATAATCATTGGAGCATTCCTTGCCATGTTAGTTGCCATAAAACTTAAATGTGATGTTATATGTGCTCTATGATTTTGACCAAAAAAAGCTTGAAAAGGTTTTCCTGCTAAGGCATCTATGTGTTCTAATGCTGGATCTTTTGGCATAGGTGGTTCTGGCCTGTTTAAAATTTTATCAATTTCTTTAACACCTAGTGCTTCATACATAGATCTATATACTTCATACATATTATGAATATTGGGATTAGACATTGCAAGTTGCAGTTCTGTTTGTGCAAGTGCTATTCTTTGTGTTTGCGAAAATATATTCGGATCAGCTACTGGTAAAATATCTACTTTATCATCAAAATCTGATTGTTTAATATTTCTTTGACCACCAACAACATCATAAGGATACTCTGCGGGTAAATATAATTTAAATATTTTTGCCAATAATTTAAATTCTTGCTTTAAAGCTGAATATATTCTTTTGTGAATTGCAGACATTGTTCTGCTTCCTCTCTCCAGCAAAGCCACGGTCGTGCCCACTGCTGCTTGCTGGTTCCCATCCCCTACTTGCATGTCAGCAATTGAAGCAAAACGCTGACCTGCTTGAACCACGACCCCCATAAGTGCTAGTAATGTTTGCGACGGTTCTTTAAATGGTAAAGGCATAAATGCATCTCTTAAATTTCCACCTGGTGCATCTACATCTCTAAATTCACCTGGTTGTAGTGGTTGTGCATCATCTCTTACACGTATACCTCTCATCTTAAATCCGGCTGGCAGGTTAGACAACGTGCCGGCGTCTAACAGTTGCCTTAAAGCTGCTGTTGCTGTTCTTGATAGTCCACCTATCATGTGAATTAAACCAAAACCATAAAACCCTAAACCGGGTAAAAATTTAAAATGCACAAAATAATTTATCTTTTGTTTTTTAGGATCAAGAGCATCATAATTTCTTCTGATAGATAAAATTTTTCTAGAACTTTCCTCTAGTGTTACAATATATGGTAATTTAATTCCTGTATTTTCACCATTTGCATCTTTATCTTCAAATCCCTCTAAATCTAAATAAACATGGTTTTCTAATAATGTATAAACATCATAGTTTTCAGTTTCTGTAATTCCAGAAATTTCTCTTTCTTTTTGTTTTATTTCAGAAATGTTTTCTTCTGTTGGTTCAGATAATTCTATATCTTTATAAAATCCATTGACTTGTTGTTTTCTTAAATCATTCTCTGATGTTTTAAAAACATGTACAACAGCTTCAGCGTCTTCAAGAGAAGAGGCTGTGTATGGAACGACTAAATCTTCTGCTGGTATAAACTGTGACATCGCTCTACCAAGTATTTCATCATAATAAACTTTTTTAAATGTAGAACCAGATAATGGTAAATAAAACAACATTTGATCAAAATCTGGTTCATACTCTTTCATAACATCCATAATTTGATAATTCATAAATTCTTTAACTCGTTCTGCTTGTTGTTCTTTTTCAGGAGTTGAAATTCCCATTATAACTGTTCTAACCGGTCCCTCTGCTGGTAATAATTCTTTGTAGGCTAAAGCTTGAAATTGTGTGGCAGCCTCTGAAAGTAAAGGGTGAGTTGCACCGCTAGCTCCTTGAAATGGTTCTGTTCTTCTTTCATATTTAAATCCTAGAAGATCAAGACCATTAGTGTATGACATTTCCCAGTCTTGTCTTGATTGTTTATAATCTGTGTAATCTTGGTATAGATCGGATCCTAATTTGTCTAAATATGCATCATCTAAAAGTTCCGCTAAGTTTGCTCCATGATCTGCATTTTTTTCTAAATCTTCTTTACCAAAATTTATATCTACACTTCCATCTTCGTTTTCTACAAATTCAGTAGGTTCATTTGGCATTACTTCTGTTTCTTTAATTGCTTCTTCAACTTCTTGTTGCGATGTTAAAGGATTAGCGATGCTTGTTAGTGCCTTGTCTATTTCTGCCATTTGTTATTTTCTCCAGGTTAACTGTTTTAACAGTATTATAGTTAATATTCAAGCCTTGAGGATTAGGTCCTGATTTAGGTGGTATAGTTGTTGTTAATTTTTTAATCAATTTCATCTTTTTGCGACTCTAAAAAATCTAAATCAGCTTCCATTCTTGCTTCTGCCGCAGATTGTTCATCAGCAAATCTAGAAGCTTGAGCTAATTCTTCTTTTGAAGCTTTATTACCAGAAGTTTCTATTAAATTAGATTTTCCTGAAACTATTCCTTCTTCCCAATCTTTAGTATAATTTTCTCCATCTCCTCTATAAATTAATTCATACTCTTGATATTCCCCTGGAATTTTTTGAATTTTTCCAGTTTTTGGATCTACTACTTCACTTGGTTTAGTATACACAATATATCCTCGCATTCCATTATCTGTTTCAAACATTACATCTATAGTTTTATCATCCTCTACAATTTTAACACCTTGACTGCTATAGGTTTTTCCTAAAGCAGGTGAACCATCAATTTGTTTTAAATCATCTGTAATGTTTTCAGGTTTAGCAATTACACTTAACAAATCTCCAAACCAGGATGGAGCATTTTTAAATTGATTTGCAAGTTTTATGGGTTTAGTAATTTTTATAACATCTTTTGCTGTATCTCCAGTTTTAAGACCTTTTAATAGTCCGGAACTTATACCTAATCCAATTAAAAATTTTAAAAATCCTCTTCTACCAGAACCTCCTTCATTAAAGTTAACACGTCCACCTTTTGCATATTTAACTGCAGCTTGAGTAACAAACTCTTTTGGCATAACATCGGCAAGAGATTGTAGGTCTTGATCAGATAAATTTGTAAGACCTCCTCTAGAATATTCACCAGGTGGCCCAACCCCTTCAAATGTAGAAAGATCTATTGGATTTTTATCTTCTACTTCTACCTTTTCCGATTCTTTTTTAAACGAATTATTATAAGCTGATTTAAATAAAACACTCATTTGCTCATCAACAGCGGTTGGAGCAGAAAATTCTACTTTATTTTTAAATCCTGGTTTTGCATCAACAGGAACATTTTTTTTTAATTGTTCAATTGAAAAATCTCTAAGATAAGATAAATTTTCTTGCATTTTAGAAATTTTTGGTTTTAATTTTTTAAATTTGCTGTCAACTTCATTTTCTAGTGTAGATATATCTTTGTAAATTGTATCTAGATTATACGTCCCTGGTTCTTGTGTTTGAGCAAAAGCATAATTTGAATTTTCTGTTTCTAATTTTTGAAGTGTATCATTATAGTCTTCATATTCTTTTACATCTTGTAAAGTTTTATCGAATATTTTTTGTTCTTTTTCTGGTAATTTTTTTCTAAACTCATTTCTAGTTTGATCGTTTAAAAAGTCTTGAAACCCCTGATAACCAACAAAAGTGCTTAAATCAACAAATCTTCCAACTCTTCTAAAACCTTCAGCATAATTTCCAACGTTAAATTGATCTAAAGCAAGATTTAATGCTGTTAGAGCTCCTAAAGATCTACCGCCTAATCCAGTTCCAAAACCTATTACTTCCTCAGTAAAAGTACTAACTCTTTTGGCAAGATTCAATGCGTTGGCCGCTCTTTTGTTTTGATCTGATGCTATTGTTAAAAATTTTTCTGGGTTTTTTTTAGAAGCTTCTAAACAATCTCCAGGTAAACCACCTGAACTAAGGGAATTACAAACTTTTCTAGCTAATTTTTTATCGTCACTAATTTCATTAGCTACGTTAGCAGCTTCTTTGCTTAAAAAAATTTTTGTTTTATTTTTAATATTATCCTGTATTTTAAATAACTCTGGATTTTGTTTTACATTTGTTTCTAAAACTTTTAAAAACTCATCTGCAGATGTTATTGGTTCAAAAGAAGAAGACATATTTAGTTTACCATCAATTTCTTTAATATCTATTCCTGATAAATAATTATTATATCGTTTATTAAAACTGTCTTTGAGTTCATTCATTTTTTGAACAATTTTTGTTTTCTCTTCTGGAACATTAGTGGCTTTGTATTTTCTAAGTAAGAAGGACAGAGGTCTATCAAAATTACTATTTTTAACTATCTGATTAAATTTTTCACCGATGGGATTTAATTTAATATATTCTATTTCGTCAGCATATCCTGCATCTATAAGAAATCTTGGAACTTTATGATCAAGATTTATATTTTCAACAATTTTTAAAGTTTTTTTTAAGCCATTATAATTTTTACTATGAAGTTGATCAAGGGCTTT